TATCATAGCTAACATAGCTAAGGAGTTTGTATAATGCAATTAACATTTGATTACTATGACATACAACAAGCACTAGAGTTATTAGTGAAGAAAAAGCTAGGTATAAGTTTAGATTTAGAAGATGTATCACACGCTGACTATCCTAGTATTGAGTATAAAGAACGTGTGCTTTCATACAAGAAACATAAGAACGGTAAAGAAGTTAAAGATGATAATGGTTTTCGTGTAGTAGATTGGGATGAATCTAAGTATGTTACTAAGCATATAGAGTTTAGTGATAATGCTGAGTTCACTGTCTATGTATCAGGAGATGTTCAATGACAACCGAAGATAAACTAGAGTTATTGTATGACATCGAAGGTTCGTTAGCTGTGTTAGAACTACGCATACCTTATGGTTTGCGCAAATCTTCACAGATTTCAAGGGCTGTCTATTGCATCGGTCAGTTAATTGAAGAGGAAATTAAAAGCCAGACAAATCAAGGCAACAAGCATATCATACCTAGCTATGCTGATGGGAAGTATCAGGAGTTAGAGTTTGAATACAACGCAATGCAACAGTCACTTAATTATGAGGAGTTAGATAATTAAAATAATACTTGTTCTTTGTATTCTTTGTATGTTATACTATCATTTAGATAATAGTTATTGGTACACGTTACCGATAGTTATTCCATTGGAGAAAATAATTACATGAACGAAAAGAAAATGAAACAGTTCAGGAAACTTATTAAACCTATTCAAGTTGAGTGGGTGCGTAGTTTGTTGAACGAACAAGAAGCGGAGAAAGTAAATGAATCTAATATAGATGTAATGTTATCTGAACAAACACATTTTATGGTCAAAGGTACAATGTACTTGTCAGCAATGACGGATAAATGGATAATCAAATATTTAAAAAAGTATCCTGAAATCTCTTGCTTCCAAGATATGTTGAACGTACCTGAACTTAAACAAAAACTGGAGTTAGGATGGTAGAAAATGAATATTTAGTTGATGTAATAATTGACAAAGAAAAGTGTACGCTAAAAACATTTGCAACTAATCATTACTTTGCATTAGATGCTATGATTGATTTAGCTAGTGTTGATAAAGTATTTAAAATTTATAATACAGAAAAGAAAACTTCATGGGATATAAATAAAGAACTAGCACCTCTAAGAGAAGCTAAAAAAACAGTGACTGACATGCGTGAGTATTATAATTTTTTAAAAGAAGAAGAATAAAGGTTGCACTTAGTTTTAAACTATGGTATAATCTTTAGCTTAAGAGCAGTTAAACTATTCCCCTTTTATCTCAAGTTTAGCTTGTTGTTTTTATAAATTTCACAACACACTTCTGAGAGTAAGTGGCTTTTAAACTCTCATTTTATTTTAACCAAGCCACAGGAGGAATTTCACGATGGCTATTTTAGAAGGCGAAGGACACTGGTGTTCTATACTGACACCTAATACAAAGTTCGAACCAGTTTACTCTCTCAACTTAGTTGTTGACGAAGAAACTGCTAATGATTTTGCGTCGAGAGGACACAAGATTAGACAGATGGATGAAGGACCTGCATTAGTAATCAAGCGCAAAGTTAACGGACCTAAAGGAATGGTCAGACCTGCGCCACGTTTACTTAATTTAGATAAAGAACCTATTGATGTTGCTATAGGTAATGGTTCTAAAATTCGTGTGCAGTACAATGAGTACAATGGTTCTGGACAGTACGGACCTTATTCAGGATTAGACTTACAAGCAGTACAAGTTGTAGATTTAATTCCGTATAAGAATGCTGACGGTGCAGAGTTTTTTAGTGACGGTGAAGGTGGAGAGGAGTTCTAGTATGGTTGAGGAACAGAAACCTTTTGTTACTATTGATGATGTGCAGATTTCGGTAGAGGATTTACCAGAAGAAGCGCAAGGTATCTTTGGTAGGCTACAAAGATTGAATCAAAAGAAAGCAACTCTTGCTCTTGACATGGAAGAATTAGATGCAAGTATTAATTTCTTTTCAAGCAGGATAATTGCTGTTGTTAACGAAGACTCTCTTATGGAAGAATCTCCAGAGGAGGAAGAAGTAGTTACAAAATCAGTAAATTAAAACACACACACAAGAGGCAACACGACAACAGTATAAGAGATAAGTGTGGTAACTTATCCGCCTCTTTTTTTCGGAGATGATATGCAAACACAAAGTAAATTTATAAAACACAAACAACCTTGTCCACTATGCGACAGTAGTGATGCGGTTTCTGTTAACCAAGACGGCTCAGCAAAATGTTTTAGTTGCAACCAGTTTATTCCTGATTATAATAAACCAAACTACCAACCACCAAAAAGACCTAGTAATTATCAAGGAACTTACCCTCAGTTTCCAGATCCACCTGCTAAACTTGTTGATTTTGCAAGCAGTATTGAACCAACACTAGAATATAATTCTCTTACTGATAGAGGTATCTCTTTAGATACAGCTAAAGCTTACGGTGTTAAAAGTGTTAAAGATATTGACAGCAAAATAATTAAACACATCTACCCTTATTATGCAGGTACTGATATTGTAGGTACTAAAGGAAGGAACACAGCTAACAAATCTTTTTACTGGAACGGAACATACGAAAACACAGGCTTGTTTGGTGAACAACTCTTTAGTAAAGGCGGTAAATATCTCACGATAACAGAAGGAGAGTGTGATGCTATGGCTGTCTATGAAATGTTTAAAGGTAACTGGTCAGTTGTTTCTCTGAAACGAGGAGCTGCATCAGCAGTCAGAGATATTAGAGAAAGTATAGAGTTTGTAGAGTCTTATGATGCAGTAGTTCTTTGCTTTGACTCTGATAAACAAGGTAAAGAAGCTGCTAAAAAAGTAGCTAAGATTTTAAAACCTAACAAGACTAAGATTATGACATTACCTAATGGCTTTAAAGATGCTAATGATATGCTAAAATCTAAAGCATTCAAAGAATTTAATAAATCTTTTTGGGATGCTAAAACATACACACCTTCAGGTATACTAGAGTTGTCTAGTAAAAAAGATGAGTGGCTTCATAGAGAAGTAAAGAAGAGTGTTGCTTATCCTTGGGAAGGGCTTAACAAAAAGTTATTTGGTATGCGTAAAGGAGAGTTAGTTACTCTTACAGGCGGCACAGGTCTTGGTAAGTCTAGTGTTACTAGAGAGCTAGAGCATTGGCTCATTAAAAATACAACAGATAACGTAGGTATTATTGCACTCGAAGAAAACTGGACTAGAACTGCAGATGGTTTACTTTCTATTGAGGCTAACGATAGAATTTATCTTAATGAAAAACGTGATAAGTATTCCGATGAAGAACTGTCTGAACTTTTTGATAAAGTAATTCAGAAAGATAGAGTATTTATTCATGCACACTTAGGTGCGACAGATATAGATGAGATATTTTCTAAGCTAAGATATATAATAGTTGGATGTGAATGTGAATGGGTTATAGTAGATCACTTACACATGCTTGTTAATGTAATGACAGAAGGTGATGAGAGACGAGGCATAGATAGTTTAATGAATCGTTTGCGATCTTTAGTAGAAGAGACAGGTGTGGGTATGATACTTGTTTCACATTTAAGAAGAGCAGCAGGAGAGAAAGGACATGAGAAAGGAGTTGAAGTATCTCTATCTCACCTTAAAGGATCACAAGGTATAGCGCAGCTTTCAGATTGTGTGATAGCTTTGGAAAGAAACCAACAAGCTGCTAATAAAAAAGAAGCCAACACAACTAAAGTTAGAGTATTGAAATCAAGATACACAGGAGACACTGGTTTAGCTTGTCAATTAGTTTATGATTCTAAGACAGGTAGACTACATGAGGACACAACAGAGGAGACATTTGATAATGAGTACACAGACACTGAATTCTAAAGTAGTTTTTGATATTGAAACAGATGGTTTAAAACCTACAAAAATATGGTGTATCGTTGCTAAAGTTGTAGGTGGAGAGTTTCATCGTTTTCCTCCTAATAAAATTGAAGAAGGTATAAACTTTCTTAAAGAGGCAGGTACATTAATAGGTCACAACATCATAGGTTTTGACATACCTGTAATTAAAAAGTTATGTGGTGTTGACTTAACAAACAAAGTTAAAGATACATTAGTAATGTCTCGTTTGTTTAATCCTGCCCAAGAAAACGGACACAGTTTAAAAACTTGGGGATATAAAATAGGTGTACCTAAAATGGAATCACCTGATTCGTTTGACGAATACACACCCGACATGCTTAAATATTGTGTGCAAGATGTCAAGTTAAATGAGTTTGTTTACGACAGATTAGAAAGAGATTCTTCATTATTCTCTAACGATTCCATAGACTTAGAGCATAATGTTGCTAAGATTATTCAACAACAACATGAGAATGGTTTTGCTTTTGATGACCGAGCAGCCATGACTTTACTATTAGATTTGCAAACTAGGATAGAAGAAGTTAAAGAAAAAGTAAGACAAACTTTTAAACCTAGACTGGTTGACATCCGAAAAGTCGTTCCTAAATTAAAGAAAGATAAAACTCTGTCAAAATCAGGAGTAAGCACAGCCGAGTATAACAAGATAAAATTATCTGGTGACATGACACCTTTCATGAGACAAAAATTACAGAAGTTTAATTTAGGTAGCCGTAAACAGATTGGAGAATATCTTACAGAGTTAGGATGGAAACCTAAACGCTTTACTCCTACTGGTCAACCAACTATAGACGAAGGAACTCTTAAGAAATTAAAACATATACCAGAAGCACAGATGATAGCTGAGTTTTTATTACTACAAAAACGTATTGCTCAGATATCTTCTTGGTTAGAAGCTGTAGAAAACGATAGGATACACGGTTCTGTTATCTCTAACGGTGCTATAACAGGTCGTATGACACACCGTAGCCCTAACACTGCGCAAATTCCGAGTGTTAGACAACCTTATGGTAAGGAGTGTCGTGCTTGTTGGACAGTAGAAGAAGGTAATGTGTTGTTAGGTATAGATGCGTCAGGCTTAGAGCTTAGAATGTTAGCTCACTACATGAACGATGAAGATTTTATAAAAGAAATACTACATGGTGATATACATTCAGCCAACCAAAAACTTGCAGGTCTTAAAACAAGAGACATGGCTAAGACTTTTATCTATGCTTTAATGTACGGAGCAGGTGATGCTAGATTAGGTAGTGTAATAAAAGCTTCTAAAGTAGCAGGTAAAAAAGCTAGAGAATTATTCTTTGAAAACAAACCTGCGTTTAAAAAACTGAGAGATAGAGTCATTGAAGCAGCAGGTAAATCTTATCTTAAAGCAATCGATGGTAGAATATTACACATAAGAAACGAACACGCTGCTTTGAATACTTTGCTACAAGGAGCAGGAGCTATTGTTATGAAGAAAGCTCTTGTTATATTTGATAAGCATCTTAAAGAAGCAGGGCTAGAGCATAAGTTTGTAGCCAACATACATGACGAGTGGCAGATGGAAGCACCTAAACAAACAGCAGACTTAATAGGTTCGATAGGTGTTAGGTCTATAGTAGAAGCAGGTGAACACTATAAACTACGCTGTCCTTTAGACGGAGAATATAAATACGGAGGGAACTGGAGTGAAACACACTAAAAAAATGAACAACAACAGGAAAGGAGACTTTGCAGAGTACTACGCAGTTACTTGGCTGTGGGATAATGGCTATGAAGTATTCCAAAACTCAGGATGTACTGGACCTATAGACATGATTGCTATGGATAAGAAAGGTGACAGTATTTTAATAGATGTTAAGACAGCACAGCCAGATCACAGAAACAATACAGGTAATAGAACAATGTATAAAGCAGGAAGAACAAAAAAACAAATAGAGTTAGGTGTTAAATTTTTAATGTTTAATCCCGACACTCGACAACTAAGATTTGCGGAGCATAAAGATGAGTAAAAAAACTTTAGATTTATTAGTAAATAATATCTACACAAAGTTAGATGATTTAAATAAAGGTAAACAACTAAACATATCAGAAGAACAAGCCAACGCATTCGGTAAAGCAATGGCTGCTGCTTTGTTACACTGGTCTAAACCTTATAAAAAGAAGAAGCAACACCTAAGAATGTCTAACATAGGTAAACCTGAAAGACAGCTATGGTTTGACGCTAACTCTACAAACGTACACTCAACCTCGGTTGCTCCTTCTACACACATAAAGTTTTTATACGGACACTTGTTAGAAGAAGTTGTTCTAATGCTTGTACGTTTAGCAGGGTACGAAGTTACAGACCAGCAGAAAGAAGTTAAAGTATCTGGTATACTAGGACACATGGACTGTAAAATAAACGGAGAAGTTATCGACGTTAAGTCAGCCTCTAACTTTGCGTTTAGAAAATTTAAAGACGGAACTCTCCGTGAAGACGATGTGTTTGGATACATAGCTCAGCTTACAGGCTACGAGCAAGCAGAGAAAACTGATGGAGGTGGCTTTCTTGTAATAAATAAAGAGTCGGGAGAACTTGTTCTTTTTAAACCTGACGATTTAGATAAGCCAGACATTCCTAAAAAAATTAAAAATCTTAAAGCTTTACTTAAAAAGAAAAAACCTCCTGCTTTTTGTTACCCACCAAAAGAAGATGGCAGCTACGGTAATTTAAAATTAGCTAGACAGTGTACTTACTGCGCTCATAAATTTGAGTGTCACAAAAATGCTAACGACGGTAAAGGCTTAAGAGTTTTTAAATATTCTAACGGTTTAACTTACTTAACAAAAGTAGTTAGAACTCCTAAAGTAGAAGAAGTCTTACATGCCTAGAAGATTTCCTAGAAAGATTAGACCTAAAGAAAAGAACGTACCTAAAGGATACGATAGTAAGTGGGAGTATAATCTACATCAGGGCGTACTTAAATCTTGGAGTCACCACACAAACAAAGTACCTTATGTAGTAGAGCATACCTATGAGCCTGACTTTGCAAAAGATAAAATACTTATTGAAGCTAAGGGTAGGTTCTGGGATCATGCAGAATATAGTAAATATATCTGGATTCGTAAAGCATTACCTGCTATAATGGAACTTGTATTTATATTTCAAAAGCCGTATGCTCCTATGCCTGCAGCTAAGAAAAGAAAAGACGGAACAAAAAGAACTCACGCTGAGTG